CACGTTTCAATAAACGTGCTTTACGTAATCTTACTGTTGCTGGTATACGCTTTACTGTATTGCCAGACAAACGATATCCTTTTAGTGCTGATTTGCGTACATTTTTCTGTACGATAATCTTACCTTTTTTATTGCGACGAATACGGCGACGAATCTTTTGAACTCTACCCATTTTAACAACATTTGGATTTCGTTTCTTTGCAGCCTCTTCTAATACTTCTTCGTCAACTTCAATCTCTTCAAACATCTCATCAACAACGAATGGCTTTATCTCTTCTAATTTAATAGAAGCTATCTCATCCAATTTTTCATAGATGAGTTCTTTGGCTTCGTCTAATTTATTCTGAAGAATTAGTTCTACAAAATTCATAGAGTTTTCCAAATGTTGATGCTGATTCTGTTAATTGATTCCAAAAATATTCTTTGTTTTGCTCATCTAAACGCCCATAAACATCTATAAACATTTCTTTTGTTTGTTCGTTTAGAGAAACATTATTACCATCATTTAAAGCGATTTCATCGGACTCTAAAAATTCTCTGACATATTCCTCAGCTTGAATTGTCGAATCTAAGGCTGGTCCATATGGAACGCTAAAATATTTCTTTAGTTTGTCGCTCCAATAAAGCGCAACTCTAGTGCCATCTGGATACAATCTTACTGCTTTGCGTTTGATTACCAAAACAACCGGTGGGTCCGGTACTAATGGAAAAGCACTACCAACACTGTCGCTTCGTGCTTCGTTCAAATCTTCTCTAACTGCTTGTCTTGCACGTGTAAAAATTTGTTTATTGCTTGTAATCAAATCAGCCATACGATTGAAAAGATTACGCATGATTTCACGATCAGCATTATTGAACACTGGACGTTCTTCGCCCATCTTATCCACTATTTTGTGAATACGTTGGAGCTGTGCTTTGTTTGCTAAACCTGCACGAACAAGAATGTCCAACTTTGAGTAGTCGGACTTTTCTTCTTCAACAATACATTTAAATTGTAATAATGATTTCATTAATTAATCACGTGATGGTTTTGTAGCAAAAGCTTTTCCTGCTGCAACTGTTCTTTTTCTTAAACTAGCAAGACCTTCGCCAGCAACATGACCCAATGCACCACCAACAGCAGCACCAACTGGACCACCAACTGAACCTAATGCGCCACCGATAGCAGCACCCTTTATACCTTCTTCCATCGCCTCTTCATACTCTTGCTCTTGCTCTTGACCACCAAAAAGAGTTGAAGCAATTTCTTGTTTACGAGTTTGAAGCGCATCAAACGCTTTTGCTGATAGAATATTTTCTATGCTTTCTTTTGCTGCCACGCTATCGCCAGCAGCAATGTGATTAATAACTTCTTGGATTTGCATGGTAACTCCCTATTATTTGCGTCTATTATTTATACTAATTACTGACTTGTTTACCTCATCATCAAGCTGAGGCGTTAATGATTCCGTTTCATTGGCATTTTCAACGGTATTGTCAACTGGAGGTTGGTCAGATTGCGGTTGCTGTTCTTCAGCTCCGCCCTGCTGCATTATAGGTCCTTGCATATCATCTGGTAGCGTTTCTTTTTCTTCTTGTATTTTCTCTCGCATAGCTTCAATTTCCTCATCAGTCATCATTAAAACTTTGTTCATAACATACTGTTGAGAAAAATATCGACCGATATATGGGTCAACTAAACCTACCATTTGCAATCTATTCTGCAATAACTCTGCTTCACGAAGTTCAGTGAAGTTATTATCTTTACGGAAATCATAATAGATATCTTCTTTGAATTGTTCCCATTCTTCACGAGTACAAATACCTTTTAAAACTAATTGAATTTTTAAAGCCTCATCAAATAGTTGTGAAAATTTATTACGTAAACGAATAACAAATTTTGCAAATTTTAGTTCGTCACGTGTAACTTCTTGTGAACGACCTAGACCAGCCATTCCACCTTCTTGCGATTCTAGGCGTGAGTATGGAACGTTCAGTGATTGTAATAGTTTCTTTTGGAGATATTTTACATCTTCTAATTCACCAAGATTTTGACCAGCAGGTAAAGTAGTAATTTCTGTTCCTTTACCACCTTCTCTACGTGGCAACCAGAAATCTTCCAACATCGATAAATGTTTACGTTCATCACGCAGTTCACCAGTATTGGCATCGTAAACCATTTTGTTACGATACTTGATCATAATATCACGGAGATATTGTTCGGCTTTACCTTTTGGTAAATTACCAACGTCAATGTAGAAAATACGGCGTTCTGGCGCACGTGAAATACGATAGATAACAATCGCATCTTCAATCATACGTAACTGATTGAGTGGCTTGATTGCTTTGTGTAGATATGAAATAACAAAAGTATTCTTTGCATCCATCAAACCTGAATTAACATTAATAATGGATTCTGGTGCAATACGAAGACCTTGAGTTACGTTTGCAGTAAACGTTTGAGTTGTTGTACCTCGGTCATTGTACACATAATATTCAGCAACAGATTCGACAATTAAAGCACCGGTTTTGGGATCTCTTTCTTTTTTGACTTCACGCACTTTACGAATTTTACGTGGGTCAATATAACGGAGTTCTTGAATACCTTCTTTTGGATTCTTATCATTAACTACCACATGATAGAACATGCGACCGTCAATGTACCAACGTTTAAATAAGTCGTCGGCTAAGTTTGAAAAGTTTAACATCTTTTGGACATTATCAAACTCTTCAATAATTTTTTTCTTAATTGATTCTGGTTGTTTCAGATTATCTAAAACAATATCAACAACTTTGCCTCTATCATCGTGTGTTATGGCTTCATTGACGATTTCATCAATTGCCATTTGACACTCTGGATGATTGGACATTTCACGGTAACGAGTGATAAGTTCTATCTCATTACGAACTGAACCTTCTAAATCTACGTATGTGCCATAATACGCATTTTGCGTAATAGTAACAGCACCGTCATCTAGTTGTGCAGCGGAAGGAAGAACGAAAGATGATTGTTCAGGTTTTTCTTTCTGAACAACATCTTTCGAACCTAAAGTAAAGCCAAACAGCTTAATCGCCACTAGAATTTTCCTTTCATTTTATAATAAAAAGTAGGGGTGTCCCCCCTACTTTTAGACCACACCGTCTGCTACTGCTTCCCACCACTGATAGGTAAGCGTTACAGAAAATTCTTCAATAGTATCATTTGAGCCCCAATCAACATCGATTGGAGTGATATCTGTTGGAAATAAACCTACAAATTTATATTTTTTAATTGAGTTACCTGCTTTTCCAAACTGAGTAACTTCACCATCAACAGTATATCCTAGTGGTGTTCCAGCAATTGGATTACGAACATTAAGATTATGGCTATTAATGCCATTCATCCAACGTTCAAATGCATTACGAACTGCAAAGTCTTCATCGTTGATAATTGTAACTGTCCAATCTGCAAAAGTACGATTACCTACGAACTTTAATTCACGACCGAAGTATTGAACAGGCACAACGCCCAGAGTTGAACCTGGAAGTTGTGCTGTTTTACACATGAACGTCATTTTTGTTTGTGCGTTTCCTGGTAATGAGAATGCAGGAAACGGCATACTCACTTCAAACAGATTAGGACGTGCGCCGTCACTTTGAAGTTGAGAGCGGAATTGATTTACGTTAAATGCCATTTATTTTCTCCTGTTTCTCTCTTATTTATGCCGCACCTACGACTTCATTGAAAGATACTCCCGTACGAACTGCTACGAAGTTCAATTGAATGAAGTTGATAGAACGTGCTGGTTTAATATAGATGTCACCAACGAATTCATTACGATCAATAACTTCTCCAGTGTTGTTTGTATCGTCACACACAACTCGATAGTCTGTGATACCACGACGACCTTGAACGTCACGTAAGAATGGCTCAACTAGAGCAACAAACTGTGCGCGTGTGAATTGATCATTAAATTCAAACAACGAGAAACGTGCTGCACGTGAAATTGCTTTTTCAAGAGTGATGAATAAACGACGAACATTGATACGATCAAATGCACTTGGCTTGCTCAGTAATGTTTTGTCACCGAACAGAACTGTACCTTCTCCTGGGAAAGAAACAACAGGATTTACGCCAACAGAATACAATGAATCACGTTCTGATTTTAGTGGATTCCAAGCAAGTTTTACAACGTTCTTGATAACGCCACGATTTAAACCACCAGGTGAAAACCATGGGTCACGTTCTTGGTCTGTTCTTACACACAGACCAGCAATGTCACCGTTTAATGGTACCCAACGATAAACATCACTGTATTTGTCGTATTGATATTTGTAACCAGAATCTAGAACTGCATATGAAGATGATGTAAGTGAATTACGGAATGTAGTAATGTCACTAACTTCATTACCAGAATTGTCCACAACACTTGCTTTGGTTGGTGAAACAAATGCAACGCAATCTTTACGTGTTCCTACAATATTGTCAATAACATAACTTGAAATTGTAGAATTACCTGTGCCAGTTACACAGAGTGAAATGTCTACTGATTCTGCATTCTTGAATTGGTCCCAGCTTGTAGTAATTTGTGAAGTATCAACTGTACCATCTGCTCCACCAGACAACGAGAACGTTACATTACCAGTTGTGTTTGCAAAACTAGATGCATTCGCTGATGAACCCCATGCTGTTCCTACACCAGTATTTTGTGTTGGATGTGACAACCACCAAATATATTTTGACTTAGATTGAATTACATTCTTGTAGTAATTTGAATTTCCAGAGTCATCTTTAGCGTCAGATGCTTTCGAAACAAATGAATATTTTTCAAGAACTGTGCCTTCTGTACCACTAAACAATCCATCTTGGTCTACAACAACAACATGAAGTTCGTCAAACGAACCATTTCTTGCTGCTACATAACTTGAATTACTTGGTGCAGATGTAAATTGAGTTTTATATGCCCAAGTTGAATATGATGCAGCATCAGCCATAGAAACGCTTAATGAGTTACCTAAAGCACCAGCCCAACGTGCGCCGAAACCGTTATAAGAATTTGCAGCATATCCTGTATGATTTTCTTCATAATCGCTTTGATTTTTAATCAACAAACCAGTACCGTTTGCTGTAGCATTCAAAGTAGATGATGAATTGAATGCACGAACGACTTTTAGATTATTTCCGTATGCAAGAAAGTTTGCAGCAGAGAACCAGTATTCATAATTTGTGCTATCTGGTTTACCAAATGAATCGACTAAACGAACTTCATCGGAAACAGTTGTAACTTCACCACATGGTCCCCAAGCAAAAGGTCCTACAAAAGCACCTGTAGAAGTGCCCACTGAAGGAATAACTGTAGTCAGGTCAATCTCTGATACATTTACTCCAGGTGATAATTGAAATGCCATTGGATTTCTCCTTTATTGTTTGGGTCAATTTTCTTTTTGTTATTGTATTTAGTTTTTTATAAATTTGATGATAAATAGCCAGCTGGAGGCTCCCATAAATCTCCATCAGCAATCTCAGCTTCTCTAGACAATCCATCTTCAATAAAACCAAATGGAAGCATGTTTTCTTCTCCAAGCATGTTTTGCTCTTCCAGCATAATTTTACGAATGTCAATTCGTGTCTCATCTTTGAAAAACGCTTGCGCTGTCAACCAAGAATATACCACCAAACCCATAACGATATCATCATTATTGCCCTCTTCGGCAGCATAAGTATCTTTGGTGCGAACAAATGTGTTCAGTTCAGCTATGGTGTTAAAATCATTGATAATTAGTTTGTCATTTTCTATCAATGTTTTTAAGTTCGCACAACCAATTTTCTTGACTGATTTGGTGGTTTTAATACCAAAAGCCACTGAACGTTTGAATCCAGATGAGATACTTTGACCTTTGATATGATGATGCTCAAGTCTATAAATGTTTCCGTACTCCAAATCATAATGTAGTATGTCCACCACCTGCTGACCGACATTATTGGTTTCAATCAAAACATAAGCTTCATTATACCGATTTGCCAATGCATAAATTACCGTAGGTAAAAACATTAACGGTAATTTATTATTACGATACAGTGCAACTTGTTTGTAGGGAGCTTCAGTTGCATCAATAATATTGATTGTGTGATAGTCTAGGTTAACACCTTCCGAGCAGTCTACAGTAGCAATGTAGATTCTTCCTGGTTTAGGATTTTCATATATGGCTAAATGACCATCATCTTCAATACGCATTGGGTCATGGAACGCCATTGAGCGTAGTTTGGCACCAGATATTAGGGTAGCAGCCGAACCAATAAACTCAGTCTCAAACTCTTGTCGGAACTGTTCTTCCGAAGTGTTTCTTATCGTTTCTTCTTTCCACTTTTCATCTCGGCCTGGTACCATTGACCAGTGAACTTCAAGTGTTTTATATGTTGACCGATTTTCAATCGCATCTGTCCACATTTTATAAAACAGATTTAAGCCATTAGGCGTAGAAACAATAATTACTTTTGAGGATTTACCAGATGAAATAACAGGATAAGTAGAAGTGAAAAAGTCTACAGCCATATTATGTGGAACGAACGCAAACTCATCAAGAAAAATTAAATTATATGTACCGCCACGAACACCCGCAGAAGATGTAGCATATGCATAAATCTTAGAACCGTTTTCTAATTCAATTGAACGTTTATTCCAGTTTATGATGCCTTGTTGAAGCCATGATGGAAGATATTCAAAAGCTTTCTGAATTTTGCCTAGGATGTCTTGTGCAAGTTGGAGTTTGTTTGCAAGAATACCAATAACATATTCTTCATTGAACAAAGCCGACCATAACATGTAACCAACAGTCGTAGTTGTTTTACCAACTTGGCGTGGCATCTTTGCAATACAGAAACGATTGTCATGAAATGTGCGAACCATGTTTTCTTGAAAGTCCCACATTTCAAATGGCACAAGACCACGGTCAACGTTGACAATCTTTACATAGTTTCGAATAAAATATACTGGGTCTTCAGCACATTTTGCTATTTCTAAAACTTGTTCTTCAGTATAGGATATTTCAACACCGGCTTTTTTTAACCGGGCATTACCAAGGTATCCGTCTTCCATTTTTTATCGTGTAAAACTTCTCAACATCCATCCGTGTTTTTGATGAGCATCTAAAATATCTTGTAAAAAGTTTCCTACTGCTGGCTCATCAGCAGCATCAGCAAGAGCAATTCCTGAACGGAGTTCCATAATAAATTTATCATTATCGTTTGCAAGTTCACTCATCATAATAAGTGGTGATGGAATAGCCACCAAGTCGTTGACTTTGGAAAGCTCAATCATTCTTGCCAATGATGTTGGAGTGTATGAACCTAATGCACGAATATGTTCTGCAATTGAATCTGTTTGGTCAAATACAGCATCATAGAATGTTCCTAAAAATCCATGATACTCTGCAAAATTAGGACCTTCTACATTCCAATGGAATGTGTGTGCTTTGAAGTACAAACCAAAATTTGTACCAAGAATAACTTTCATCTGTTCTATTAATTGTTCCATTGTTTCCTCAATTATTTGTTGGATTTAATCATTTTTACAAGTTCCGCTGTTGAACCAACAAACACAGCTTTATCTATGTTCAGATTTTGTGTTGATTCTTTTGGCTGTAATTCTTTTTTACGTTTTTGAAGTTCTAATAAATCTTTATTCATGTCTGCTAAACTCTTCATCATAGTAGCAAGAACTTCATAAGCTCTTGGAGATTCAGACTGATTTGCTACAGTAGTTAATTCTTCAAAAGATTTACTACCTTTTTCAATGAGTTGTTTAATATTTTCTCTAGCAAAGTTGGTGTCAGTATCGATATCTGTACCAAAATCCACTGTTGTCAATTCTTTTTTTGGTTGTTCTTTTATTTCAATTGGTTCTATATCAAAAATTTCGGATAAATTTTGATTTAATTTTTTCATGATAATGTATCCGGATATGTTATAATAGTTTCAGTAAAACCAAAATCTTCTTCTGGTCCTGCATTTAATGGGTCAGGTTCGGTAATAACTTTAACTGCTTTTACAGCATTTTGGTCAAGAGATTGAACAGCATATCTGGAATTTGAATAATCTCCAGTCAACACATAATTTGGCTGAAGAGTTTTATTTGCACCAGTAAGTATAATTTCACCTGTAGTTGTATTAGAAAAATAATCTACCGTAGCAACAAAATTATTTGCAATATCTCGAACAGTTTCACCTTGAGTCAATACTCCATAACCATTTGCAAAATCAACATATGCTTTTTGTTGTGATGTATTTGATAAATCAATAAACAATTGAGTATTAGCTCGTGTAATAAGATTGCCAGATTTGACTGGTGGCCAAATAAAGCCTTTTGCTGTAAAGTTTAAATCCCAAATAATTAAACGAGTTGTTCCATCAGCATCAACTCCCTCATAATCAACTGTAGATGATACGGAATTTAATATAATTGGAACGGTATATTTTTGATTCATCGATGGAATAAAATCCACAACAACACTAAAATCTGGTGTAAAGAATGGTAATATCTGTTCTAATATTTGAGTACCATCTTCAGTATTACGAACATACACAGATAAAGAAAATTCATAATTATATGGAACAGGAACAAATTGTGTTTTTACAGTCGAGTCTGTTTCACCTGCAAAGTTACGTAATGTTGAAACTTGTTTACGACTTGTATCGTATTCCAAATTTTCCAAATTAAAAGACATTCGAGGAACAAGAGTGTTGATTGTCTTAATTAAATTTGGGTCAGATGTTATTCGTGTTAGATATCTTTCTTTTGAACCATAAGAAAGTGGTACTTTTAGTTTTTCTTTTGGTGTACCTGCTTGAGTATAACGAACAATTTCAAGGTCGTTAAAAAGTGTACCAAAAGTTACGACCATCTTTCGAATGGTGCGATGATAAAACTGTGCGTTACCTAACATTATGGCTCACCAAAAGGATTTGTTTCTGAAAAATCAATAATACCATCTGATGCTGCCTCAATACGAGCATTATCAATGATATCTTCAAATGCATTATTTTGTGTTTCCGTATCAGAAACTAATGTGATACTCCAATTTGCTCCTGATGTATTTCCTTTTACAGCCGAAGTGTCCACAAAACTACCTTGTGTTCTGTAAATGTCAATATGTGTATTTGGAACAAAATCAAGAACAAGTGCTTGTGCTGTTGATGTAGCAAGAGTGGAACCCTGATAAACTATTTCATCATTAACAAACTTACCTGTACCGCCAGCAGCAAGAGATATACGAGTTCTTGGATAATATGCTCTTATATTGTTATCAATCTCAGCAACTCCAGTTTCAATAATTTCCGAAGAAAACACATATTGTTTCATTTTTAATGCATATACGTATACGTTGCCGCCACGACCACGACCTAAAGTATAATACATTGCTTGATTACTTTCATGTTCAACATAAGTAATCTCATACAGTCCAGTCATCATTGGAATATAAATTAAATCACCTTCACGTGGACGAGTCAATCCATTCACAGCATAACGGAAACGCAATCTTGAAACTAGAAAAGTAATCTCATCACGAATCTCTAAACCAAATTTGGAAATAAAATCACCTTCACCTTCCATTCCAGTAACATTTTCAAGATACATTTCAATAGGGCAAGCTGTACGATATTCTTTGAGAACGTCTTCGCCAAATAAGTAATCTACTTCATCTCTTGTAGTTCTTGGTAAATAATATACATCCAATCCGTATATTTTAAGTGCTTCAATAACCAAATCTTCCACCAATAACTGTTCTGGAGTAACGGAATTACCATTACCTAAACGAGATGGAAAAGGATTAAAATAAAAATTAGTAGCCACAATTATCCTATAAATATTTCAGAAGGTAATGAACCCATTTGGTACATTTCTTCTTCCATAGTTTTAAGCTCTTCTTCAGCTTCTTCATATATTTTTTGACCATTCAATGTCACACCACCCGGCATTTGAATACCTTCAAACTTTTTCAAATTATTACCCCACTGTTGTTTGATTTTTGCAGTAGCATATTTTTTTAGAAAACGGTCATTGTAAATATCTGTTAAACCATCAATTGTCACAGTCGAAGCTGTATGCGTTTGTGTTGGTGGTGAAGCTAAAGTTAAACTTGTTGGTGAAGCGATGTTCTTTACTTGA